TTTACAGAAAGCCTCGAAGGTATCCCCTTCGGGGCTTTCGTCTTTTGGCCAACAGTGGCGGCTCTTTGCGCCCCTCGGCGATAATTTGCCACCCTCGACCACCAGCATCCCAGACCATTCTCAGAACACACTGACCAAGTCTTGGCCTCAATTCTTGGCGATTCTGGCTCTGAGAATGCTCAGACCATGCCCGAGAGCCGTGTTCTGGGGTTAACAGCTTTGGCGTCTGAGGTTAACAGGAAGTGATGTTCGGCGTGATATCATGGGGAACATCATCCAGAATCGAGCATTTGAGTTATTCGAAAACTTCGAATAACTGAGCACAGCCAGAGTCTCTTCATCAAAAACAGTCATCGAAGATTTATCGTCGTCACGGTAGGAATTTGGCCTTGTTGGTGGCTTGCTGCTTTTCGATTTCCAGGTCACGGAGAAGGCGCTGAAATTCTCTGAGGCTTTGGGTGTCGAGGACTTGGAGGTCTATTTTGTATCGGCGACAGGTGGTTCTGGATATTTCCGCTTCGATCCAGCGAATGAGGTCGCGTTGGGTGCGGTCGGCGTTCATCTACAAGACCAGCATTTCGGCCAGATCATCCTCGCCCTTGCTGGCCAGGTAGCTTGCCAGTGATTTTCTGAAAAGCTCCATGCGGCTTTTGAGGCCCTGGCGCTTCCAGGCTTCATCGAGTTTTTCGACCAGGTCAGCTTCCATTCGAATCGGGAGCACCTTGTAGTCTCTTTCGACACCATCACCTCGTCTTCCAGGAATCGGGCCGACTGGGATCTTGCCTTGCTGGGCCTGTTTGATTTTCCAAACGAGGTAGCGTTTATCGGTGCTGCCGGTGGGGCGACCAACGATCTCGTTGTAGTGTTCGCGTAATGTTTCAACGTCGAGCTTGGTCAGGCTGATTGCCCGCTCTTGTTCTTCATTTTGGCTGTCGGCTTCGATTTTGCCGTCTTCAGGCTGTGCTTCTTTGATTTCCAGCTCACCTTTTTCTTCGAGCACCTGGACGATTTTCTTGATGAGGTATTTCTTGTTGGGGGCTTTGGTTTCTTCGCCCACCACCTCGGCAAATCGTGCTTGAAGCTCGGGGAGCTTCATTCCTTCCATTTTTTCGACCTGTTTTTTGATTTTCTTGTTCATGGCTTTGTCCTCCGGGTTTGGGTGTAAAAAAAGGCCGGTTTGACCCGACCTGTGTTTCTTTATTTGCCTTTGGCCAGGCTTTTGAAGCAGGCCAAATCCACTGCCTTGGGGTCGCTGGTGACCCAACTGAATCGGCCTTCCTTTTCGATCCAAGGCTGCACTTCGATTCTGTCAAAGGCTGTGACCCCGCCAGCTCGTTCGAGGTCGAGGTCGTCGCTGATGTTGTCATAATCGGGGCCGTCCACGTCGAGGTCGGGCTTGGCAGCGTTATGCAGAACCGCGACGATGCGAACCTTGTAGCCTTTCATGTAGCGATGTTCTGTTCCCGTGTAAGTCGTTACTTTTCCTATTGTTTTCTTCATGGCCGTCCTCCTTCGTGGTTTTGTTTCGCGTTGCATCGTATGTACATACAGGCGTGCTTTCGCAGATACCTCAAGGGCTTTTTGAGATGTTTTAGTAGTATTTTCAGTGGGTTATAAGGTTTGATATGTCGCGAACATACAGGTGGGATGAATTCAGACAGTGGTGCCTCGACCATCACGTGCCCAGTCCTCAATGGCTTTTTTGAGCGCCACAAGCGCGGATTCGACTTTTACGATGGCTGCGGTTTGGGCTTCGGCCATGGCCACCACCTTCTGACTGAGGATTTTCAGCTCGCGGTCTTTCTTCTCGTTGATACGCCAAAAGGCCCATCCCAAAACAGCAACCAGGCCATATGGGCCGGTTGCCTTCAAAACTTCGGCAATTGTCGCCAGTCCGCTCGGATCCATGACTTATTCCTTTCCGACCAAGGCACCGGCATCAATGATGTCGCTGAGGTCTACACGTTTTTTTATACCGAGGGCTCTCTTGACCGCTTCTTCAAATGCATCTTTGGGCTCCATGCTCGCTTCGATGTGTAGCCAGGAATAAAGAACGAGCCAGGCTCCATCCGCATGGCCAAAATAATGATGGGCGTAGATACCGGGTTTGCGAAGTTTTGCCGAAAGCACCCGGCCCATGGCCATGCGCTTTTTACGCAGACCGATCCATGTTTTTGGAATAGAAAGCCCCTCTGTTTTTTCCGACGACAGCCAGTCTACCAGCAAGGCAGTGGCTTCAGCCTGAGCAGGTGTTGGAAGTACAAAGACTCCACGATGGGCCCAGGGCGCTTCGATATTTCTTACCCACGGCAAGCCGGGTTTACAATATTTGGGGTAGTATGGGTTCACTACCTCGATGCCCACAGACGAGCGATTGTGACGACCGGCATGATAGAGCCAGTCGGTGGCCAAATCTCCATGCTGAGTAACCTCGCCGCCAGGACCGATGATGAAATGCACGCCGAGTTTGCGGCGATTTAGAACTCGTATGGTGGTATCAACGCTGCGAGTTACAGTGTCATGAACGATGATTTCAGAAACCCGTCTGCCACAGCGATTTCTTCCGCGAAACCGCTGAATGTCCGGTGAATGATAATTGATGATATTCAACCCGTCTGGAGCGTCCAAGAGGTCGCCATCAACGATGATCTTCGCACTGCTATTCATGGGGTTCCTCCATCGGTTGGATGATTTCAGGTGAAGGCTCTTCTTTGTTTTCTTCTGGGTTCTCCTTGGGCCTTCGGATTTTCATTCCGTCTTTGAACCACTTGTCCAGCTCCTTTTTGGGACGCTTACGACCTTGCGCTTTTTGAGAGTCGATTCCCTCTGACACCCGGCCTTTCTTGACCAGCTTGTTGTGAAGCACATCAACCATCAGGCGATGGCGATGGCCAAAGCTTCCAGGAGAGGGATGTTCGGGCTCGTCATCAGCAGAGCGCAGCAGAAACTCTCTTGACCCGCAATTGGGGCAAGCTGGAAGGGGAATAACCTTGGTGTCGGTTTGACCATCTCGCTCAACGCCGACGGCCACATCGCTGTCTGGAATTTTTCTTATTGCGCCGCAGGATTCACATTCTTGCTCGAATTCTGTATCCAGTATTTCTCGTATAGACATTTTTACCTCAGGCAATTGCCGTGTAGCGACCAAACCAATAGGCGGTTGATGCGGCGCTTAATGATTGAAATGAAAAATAGGCAAACCCGTCGCGATCTGTTTGATAAACAATGGGTGTCCCGGACCATGAACTACTCGAGGTATCCTCAGATAATGTGATCGAAGACGGGGCTGCAGGAAACCGGTTACGAAAAGTGACAGTACTGCCCAAGGCTGTCGATCTTGTGCTGGAATAGGTGTTCGTGACTTCGAAGCCCAATCTTCCGATTTCGCGAACAGTGCCGGTCAATTCAAAAGCGGAGTTTGTCGTTGAACTCATGGGCAAGCGCCAGGTGCTGGTCCAATCGGTAAACGTGGCGGCAAAGCTGTCTTCGTGGAGCATCTCGAATGCTGAGCGGGAAAAACGAAATCCTCCACAATAGTTACCAGAGGAATCCCGTACCCATTCGCTGCCGTTCCAAGCAGCGTTCAGGACAAACCAGATATAGCTATCGTCAGCGTACACTCGAAGGTGGCTGCGGGTAGAACCGTTTCCGGCTGCATCCCAAAGAAGTACACGGCCGCTTCCAAAATCAGGCTGGTGAATAACCTTATGCTGACCAGGGTTGGATTGATTGCCACGATAATGATCGTCTTCAAAAGCGTTGAGAACTTCAGCAAGCGCCGATTCCACATTTGATGCACTCAGATTACTTCCAGAATCAGCCACGGAAATAGCCGACGCGTTATGAGCATCGGAGCTATCATTTTGATGATTGTTGATATCAGCGAGCAAGGCTGTGAGTTGAGCACGAACTGTTCCCGCAGAGAGGTTATTGGGACTACCGCTGACAGCAGCATTACCCACCTGGGCCGCTCCCAACGATGAACTCTGAGATTGAAGGTCGTTGACAATTTCTTGAAGCTGCGCCTGGACGCTTGGTCCAGAAATATGATTATGAGATTGGGCAGCAATGGCGCTGGCGTTGTGTGCACCGCTAATTGCTCCGACATGATTGTTCAACCATGAAAGGAGCTGGGAAAGTTGCCCGTCCACATTTCCGGCAGGCAAAGCGTGAGGTGTGCCGGTTACAACATCTGCTCCCACCCTTTGTGCTCCGGGATTTCCACCTGAAGCAGACGAAAGATCATCAATCAACTCATCGACTGCGGCCTGAAGATTTCCTGCAGCGACAAAACCATGGGCGGTGTAGTCAATATCTGCGGCAGCATGCCTTCTTGCCGTTGCATCAAAGTGATCGCCAAGTTCGGCGTCCACTTCATCGAGGGCAGCCTGAACTGTATCCACAGCAGGTTGCAGGATATTCCAAAGACCAGATACGATCTCTACGGCATCGCCTTGAGCAAAGATAAATGCCTGCCGTCTAGACGTATCAATGTCAGCGTTCAGGATTTGTGTCTGCCCCGCCTGTCTGAGCACATCACAAACCAACAGTTCGCCTTCGACCAGCGGCACCTTGGTAGCAGCTCCAATCGTGCCTTCCGCGCCCTGACGAACGACAATCTCGAAAGACTCGTCTCGTCTGAAAAATACCTGCTGGGAATTGCCGTCGGTTCTTGGATCCGAAAGCAACCTCTCGAACTTGAGGAAAACCGCCAGCCAGCGTTCATTGCCGGATGAGCTGACCTCGGTGGGAATACCGGCATGGTCCACGGATAAATCAATGGTCTGATCTGTCCCGATGAAGATGCGTTGTCCCAAATGGTCATAGGCCCGTGCTGGAGCGACCAAGTCTATGGTCAAATCGGGTACGGGCTGATGCTCTGATGGCTCGGCACCACTGATGATGCCGTAAACCCCGATATCAGCAGCCAAATGTCGGTCAGCATTTTCGAGAAGCTCAAAAGCCAGGTTAAGCTCAGCCTCGCTAACACGCTGCCTGAAAAAAAAGTCATTTCTATCCGCCATGCATTACTCCTTGAAGTTAAGGGCCTCCAGAGGGGCAAAGCAGGTGAGCAGTCGATTGGGGACATCAATCAGTGAAGATCGGCAGACCACCCCAATTCCCAATGTTCATAGGCAATAGGTGCTGACGGCTCGATGAGGTCGACGAAATGAGTGTGAGCTGGTTTGAGATAGTTCACGATGGACCGAAGCTGGTTTCTCTCGGTATCTGCCAGGGGAATGTCGACCTCCACATTGAAGGCATATCTCGCAAAGCGGTCCGAGGGACCAAGCTCCCAGTCTATTCCCAACTCTGATTCACCAAGTACCAGGGTGGTCCCTGCAAAAGGTGTGATGGCAGTGATGTCGATACCGAGAAAGAAGCGGATGGCGTTTTCAATACCGATGGCCGTTCCTTTTTGCCGGTACATCTCCACCAGCACCGAGGCCAGTCGGCGCTTGGCCAGCTCGTCCAATTCAAAAGGAAACGGGTTGCCCAGGTCGGTGAGGATCAAATCGAGGAACGATTCCGGAGCGCGTTCGAGATCGAAGATGTCTGGAAAACGGTCTACTTCCGCTAAAAGCCCATCTCCGATTTCCTGAAGGCAGGCGATGAAGCGCTTCAAATCTCCAGTGACATCTTCTCGCCGATTCCAGATAGGAAGCATGATCCAGAGATCGAATCGCCTCGTCGCTGGTCGCTGAGGAGCAAATCCTGTAAAAATGACCGTATCAAATGTTGCCGCTATTGAGTTTGCATGAGTGTCTGTGACGCCTGTAATCACCAGTTGATAGCGAACATCTGGCGTCATTTCAGTATCGAGCAGAAGCTCGACCGCATGATTTTTTGCAACGGCCTCCACAGGTAGCGGGACCACCGCAGGAAAGTCCAGAGGTTCGATAGAAAACCCAGCTTGGTCGGTGACCACCACCTCTTCATCAAAAGACATGCGCACCTGTTTTTGACCGATTGCCTGGGCTGCCAGCAACTTTGGATGGGTCAAATCCTCGGCAGTAAATAAATAGGTTTCATCAAGAGTCTGGCTATCGTTGGTTGCTGAGACAACATGAACCTCAACCTGAGCTTCACTTAAAAATGGTGTTGTGGGGTCGAGTACGATACGAAGCGTGTCGGTAGATTCGCTCACCTTAGCGCGAGGGCCGTCGTAACCGGGTTGGATTTCCGTTGGGGCTCCACCGTCAAACGCCAAGGTACCAGCCACCCAGATCTTTGTCAGGGTTCTGTTTACACCTGCCGAGCCTGGGTCCAGCACTTCTAGAGCGATGAGCGATTCAAGAGAAACATTGACTTCGCTTGGACAAGGATCGCGATTGATCAGAACCGGCCGCGATGTTGTCGCCACAGCGATGACGTTATCAACGTATAATGCAGGTAATTCGATGGTGGGCATTCAACTCTCCACGAGTTCGAGTCGGATACCTACCTGATGCACGCCGGTCACCTTGGAGACATTGGCCACCAAGTCCGTGATGTTTCGTTCTCTTCCGGCAAGGCAAGTGGCTGTTGCCAACTTCGAGCCGTCTACAATAATGGCGACTTCCCACTCATATTCTGCCTGCAAGCTGGCGGGTACTCGTAGATGAAGATTGGTTCGAACCAGATCATGTTCTGTGAGGTCCACCTCTTGAACCACCTCCACGTAATCACCCGGAGCGAGCTCAAAAAATCGTTTAGGCTCATCTTCGCCCAACACAAAAACATAGTCCCCAGACAGCGGAATGGAATTTGCCGGTTCAATTCTTCCTTGGCCAACTCCCAGCCTGGCTGTAAACGCATCCAACTCCATCAGGTCTGTCTCATCATTTCGATGTGGTCGAAGAAGGCTCGACGGGTAACGTCTTTGAAAGCACAGCCAAAACCACCTCACCCTGAAGTAAGAGGTTGGGTGCCGCTATTGATGCCGAGATGATCATCGATGAATTGACTCATGCCGCCTACGGCCTGCCAATCTGGACTTGTTCCAAGAGGGTGCGATTCCAGGTCGTTTTCGAAGGCGTGTAAGACCACATCGCCGTTGTCGTTTACGATCACGTCCAAGCGAAGATGCAGCCAGGTGCCTTGCGAAAAACTCTCACCAGAAGCAAGCAGTACTCCTTGGCCTTCTGAATCCGGCAGTCCAACCGCTACCGCGCCTTTACGAAGCACAATACGATGTGGATCGTCGTCGGAAAGTCCCAGCAAATAGGCAGTGTCGTTTACCGAGTTGCCTTGGCCACATAAAAACAAAAACGGTGAAAATCCCGTAGGACCACCACCAGGACCACGCTGAATGCAACCTCGGATAGATCCACCTTTTGCCATGGGAGCGAAGTCGGTCAGGTTGGCAAAAAGAGCCACCGCGCCTTGGACTGCAGCCAGCGAATTGAAGGCAAATAGAAAGTTGCCGCCTCCTGGTGGTCTGCTTATGCCTGAGGTTACACCACGGTCTACGGTGGCGATGTCCAATCCATCATTCAAATATGTCCAGTCCAAACTTGCCATTTTTTACTCTCCTTGAAGCAACGGATCTAGGGGCACACGTTTGCGCAGAAGGCACGGCAGGTTAGAGCCTGAATCGTCAAATCCACATAACCATTGAGCGATGGCATTTACTTCTTGTCTGCGTCCATATACCAGCGAAGCGCATCCTGTGTGCTCATCTATGCGGCCACCTACTGCCCCAACCAAATGCTCGATTTTTTCTTGTAGCCACCGCATTAATCTGCGTTGACCGCTGAATTCCAACCGAAACGAATTTATTGTCCGTTGATGAATGCAACCGTTGGCATCAAAGTGCCCACGGAAAAACGCAAAGGCAAAATGATTTGGAACCACTGGCATGGGGTGCCCATCAAACGACTTCCGTGGAACCACACCAAGTTCTACAAGCCGAATGCAAAGTCGCTTCGAGTAGATGACCAACACGACAGCGTTGTCTTTGCGCAAATAACGTATTTTGCCTGTATACCTGAGAAAATATCGCAGGCTCTCAACAAGATGGCGATCATCCCGTTGAAGCTTAACCTGCAACAGCCATTCCCGTCCCTGCCTTCGTGTGAAGACACATCCATCAGCAAGCAAAAATCCAAACCAATACCATTGATCGGCTGTTTGCATTTCATCGAAGACACCCTCATCTAGTCTGTATCGTCTCTGTTTCATAGCGTCACAGCTAGGTCCCAATCGTTTTCAAAGTCTTCGTCAGGATCACCGCCCGCATCGAAGTAGGCTCTTGCCTCTGTCACATCTGACCATGTCCACGAGTAGAGATGATTGCTTCTCCATTGATCTTCGAAATCTTCACGGGGTTCACCGTCGAATGAACCGGTTACGGCAAACAAATCTGCCCAGATGGTGAAGTAATTGTCGTTGTCCCAGGCGCTCTCCATGTCTTCTGCGGTACCACCGCTAAAAGGCGCAGTAATGACATGACCAGTCGGCAGTTCTGTGAGGTAGAATTTATTGTTCCACGAATCTTCGAAATCCTCATAGCCTTCAGCCAACGAATCGAAAAACGCGATAGCGATATCTTCAGGTTCGAAACCAGTCAGAAATTCGGTCCACCGCTCGAAGTCTTCCCATGCTCGATAGGGCTCAGGACCAAAGCCTGCGATACGCTCTAATGCTGTAAATGTAACCAGAGTCCAGTATTCAGCTTCACCTGGCAATGTGCCGCTGTCTTCAAAACTGGGATTGAGAACAGCCATTATAGGTAGATCCCCGTGTCACCATTGATGAGCGTGACCGTGCCAAGAATTGGGAACTCCTTGATGCCGAGCTTCACATCGGCAGGAAGTCCGGAGAGCTTCAGATCACCATGGCGGTCGCCGATTTTGCGGACACCATCTGTATCTCGAATGACATTGAAAACATCAGACCAGGCTACTTCTCCAACGGGATTTCCCTGGCTGTCCTTGATATTGAAGCCGAAATCCAATTGTGGGTTTGGAGTACCGTCTGGCTCGGCCATACGAAACATGGCCCCGAGATTGGCCTTGATTCGATCACGAACGCTTTCCTGTGAATGCCCTTGTTTGAGGTAGACCCGCGCTTCAACGCCAATGCTTCTATAGACGGGATTTTGAACCGAGGTCTGAAAAGTGAGAGTCGAGGGATATGTCTCGGTGACCATGCGAAGCACTTGATTTTTCAAAGCAGGAGTCGGCAATCCACCACCTTGCGGAATGATATACAGAATGCCGCTGTTTTCAGGGATGGTGGTGTCCTCGTTGGATGTGAGCATCAAAGCACGGGATACACCGGCTACCCTGCGAGCATTGATCTCGAAATCTTCACGAGCAACCGTTCTGGTCATGGCGCGTAGGCTTTCTGGAACCAGCAATTTGGCCGATGCTACGGTTTGGCGATCTGCGCCACCGGAAGCAGGCTCGATATTGATGACCGATACCTGCACGGGATTGCCGTGTGTGTCGGCATAGCCTCCCTCAATGACTACCAGTCGCTGGGCATCCACATTGCCATCCAAGCCACCACCGGTTTTGTAAGTAATCCTGACAGTCCCAGTGGGTGGTGCCCCGCTCGTGCCATTGCCAAAACGAACCGTTGCGCGGTCGTTTTGATCCACAAGAACGGTGAAATGTAGATCGTTGGGTCCAGAACTAAGCAAGTTGTCTTTTTCTTCGTAAATACCGTTTGCCGCTGAGACCTTTGCCGAACCCGTCAATGTAGGGCGTGTGGTCAAGTATGATGTCCAGATCAGCCAGACCTCGCGAATCGTAGAGTTGGGTATGGGTTTTCGAATGTTCGGCGATGCCCATTGACATTGGTGGGTCGCTGCCCGCTGGAATCGTTACCTGATCCAGTAATTGAAATCGAACCGCTTCAGTGACTTCCTGAGTTCGTATCACCGAGCCTGCTGGTATAATCACATCTGCTGACGGAACACGGGCCAACCTTATTTCAATCTCAGCCGTTGCCGCTTGAGCGCCTTGCAATTTGTATCCGAGCATTCGGGAAAGGGCGATAACGTTTTTTCGCTGAGAAGCCGTTATCAGCCGAGATTCACGTGATTGGTTGTCGAGGTAGAAAGTAACGACGTCCCCGACAAAGGCGTACATCTCCAGAAGGATATTTCCAAAACTGGCCACCGAAAAATCGGACCAGTCGGGAAATACACTCTTCACCAGGGCAATCAGCCGTGAGCGGATCGCGTCGAAATCCTTATCCGTATAATCGATATTTGTAGGCAGCAATGCCACGGGGATCACCTCCGAAGAGGCAAAGCATCCAGTCGGTTATTCGGGGACAATCTAGATGGAGATAGAAATGCTCAGATCTTCGATGTTTTGATTGCGGCTATTTCTGCCAGATGGCCGAAATCTGACCTTCAATTGAAGAGTGGCTCCATCACGAACGGTTTGTACGTTAACCAATTCGACATTGGGTACCCATTTTTTCAAAGTATCTCTGATGTAAATCCTGGCAAGTTCTGACAATGCTGCATCGTTGCGTTGATGTCGAAGAAGGTCGAGGCCAGCGCCAAAAGCGGTACGCCATGGAAGCTCTCCGGATGATCGGGCGGTTACTCCACGGGTCATAATGGCCTGCAGCACCTTTGAACGTAGCAACTCTGGGCCCGTACCCGAGGCAAATCCCGCTTCCTGTCTCTTCTGAATGGGTTGAGGATGTTCCTTTGCTCGTCGGTCATTGCATCTCTCCTATGGTACCGGTACAGAGCAAGCACGGGCGTTTTGAAGCACCTCGACAATGGCATCCAATGGCTCAACTACATCATCCAAGGGACGACCGGCCAGGTCAGAGAGATCCGGAATCTCCGGTCCGCCTACCATTCCCAAGAATAAATTCAGAAGCCCGATCAGCTTTCCGAGAGCAGCGAGGCTCTTACCGACGTTGGCCGCTTCTTGGGCCACATTTGCCTGGGCGCATTGGGCAATAGCCGAAAGACCGGCATCGTCCAGGTCGGAAGCTCTATCGATAACGCCGAGGATTTGTTGCACCTGTTGTTGCAGGTGAAGAAGCTCACTTCGAGCCTGACGCAGTGTATCGATTACCAAATCGATGAGGCCGACAATTAGCAGTGGTAATGAAAGCTGTGGGATGAGCTTGAGCAGTTTATCCACCTTTTCAGCCAGGTCGGGAAGGCAGGCAGCCAGTGCTGTTGGATCCGGTGGCGGTCCCAAACTATCGGGAATAGCCTTGATGCAGTTGAAAACCGCTACGACTGTGTCGATAATATTGAATACTGGCACCAGCGGAGTCAGAGCCGGTTGAATGACCTCCATCAAATTGATGTGCTCGATGCTGACACCACCGGGTAAAGTCAGGCTGAAGGGACCTGGTATTTCTGGGATCTCTATACAAATTGGAAGTGGCATGGTTCTCCTTTAAATTGGGTCAGCCACCGGCCTGACAATTCGACCGGCAATAGTTACCTGGGCGGCCTCCAAACTGATGGCTCCGATTGCCTTGATGGTGATGGCCGTCGTTCCCTGCAGCGTGATGGTGTTTTCTTCAGCATCGAAAAGCAGGAAATCTCCAGTCTTGCGATTGGTCAGCTTGAGCTTCTTGGCGTCTTTGGATTCATCCATCTCAATGCGGAAAGTGGGGGTTGCAATAACGCGATTATCGGGCGGATCTTTCTGAGCTTCTTCTGGAACCTCGCTTTCACCTTCTGGTTTTCCCCAATGGGCCGAGAGATAATGCGGGGCATCGACATTCCCCTGATTGAAGAAGACCGCCACTTCAGCCCCTTCTTCAGGGACAGCAAAGAAACCTCGGTCTTTGAATCCACCACCGCTGGTGCCAAGCGGCCATGCCCATGAACTATGGGGTTCGACGACACCTGGAATACATACCCGCACTCGACCAAGTCCTTCTGGATCTTCGCGATGAGTGACATATCCCACGTACATTCCAATGAGCTTGGTGTCATGAGTGCCGATATCGTCGTCAAATTGGCTAAAAGTCATATTTACTCCATCACGCTTTGGCCTGATTCAGGGTCTTCGTAGCCGATGCGTCTACCGTCTTGGCGGTATTCAATTTGGGTTTGACCTGTTTCAGGATCGACAACCTCCACTTGAGTTGGCTGGCTATCGTTTCGCGGGCTGCTTGTGTTGTGTTCGCCTTGCTGTTGTCTGGCCAGTTTTCTAGCTCTGCGGCCTCCACCATCTCTGGTCAATTTGAGATCGCAGACATACCCCGAGGACGCGATGATATGCTTGACGTCGGTCACATAATATTTGCCGGAAAGCAGACCAGAGATACCTCGTACTTCGACGATGCTCTTGGCGTGCAACGTTGGATCGCCGACCACTTTCATGGACAGCTTCACAGTGGAACGTTCTGCCCGCCTGAACCGAGCCTTGGATTCTCGATTGGCACGTTCCTCTGTGGTTGCCGATGTTGGGTGAACGCAATGCCATGAATTACGCGGACGCAGTCAGAAGGCAGCCCAAGACACTCACCGAATTGGAGCAACGTCTTTTGCTCAAGGTCAGCGGTGAACAAAGTGACGAAGATCTGCTCCGTTCCGTCCGCGACCTGCCTTGCTGATGATGTCGGTTGAATATTTGAAATCGCAAAAATCTGAAGTGCTACCCACAGCCAAAAGAGCATCCACAAGACGGCGAAAGCTACTTGCAGTTTTAAAGTGACCACCTTGGGTGAAAGTGAGCGTATATGTACGGTGCTCACTTTTCCAAAATTGGCGCAGTCGGAATATGCACCAGGTATACATCTGGATGTAGGTATGTGTGCTGAAAATTCGACTGCCCCCCCTCCCCATGGAAGCTCGATGCTCACGTTCGGTTCGGCCTTCGTCACCGGATCCTAAAAAACAAGGAAAGTGGCAATCGGTGTTTGCCGTTTTCTCCTGATTTGGAGGCTGTAACTCCGCGTAATCACGAGGCCGCAAAACCGCCAATGGCCGCTTTTGAGCATTGTCGGCGGTTCGCTTCATGCCTCATCCTCATCGATATCTTCCGGTGGGATCCCATCGAATAAACTGACCGCGCTCACTTCTTTTTCAAAGTGACCACTGTTTCTTTTCGATGGCGATTGGGGTTGGCCTGTGACGGCCACAGTCGCACCGTGTTGGACGGTTTGGCTGGAAAGCGATGGTGATTCGCTACCTTGCGTCTCTTGCGAAGACAGGGCCGATGGTGGCGACACCGCAGATTCTAAATTGTGACCACTGTAACCATCCGGCAACTGACCGCTCACTTTTTCAGCGGCGGGATCGAAAGGGATCGCCGGGGTGTTGAGACCTTTTCCCTGGTCAGGCTCAGGGAGAGCTGCTGGAGTACGATAATCTGTGTCTCCACGCTCTTTGGCAGAGGTCGCTTCAACCTCCTTCATCATTCTTTTATGCCTGGATTGGATGTCTTCCAGTGACAAGGCGGCGTGGATTTCTTGACGAGAATCAGCACCTCCTTGCACAAATTCTTTCAAGCGAACCATCGTGTTAAAGTCGCTTGGATTGTCGAAACGAACTCGATCTTCAGCCAGTGCCTTTTCAAACCCGGCAAGATAGCTGTCGATGATGCGAAGTTCGTCATCCTTGGATAGCGCCAGGGCCGTAGATCGAATTTCCACCAGCTTCTGATCTGCCTTGGCAGAAATCCGAGATTGGGCATCTTGGCGCCGTCGCAGGCAATTATGTTTCTTGGCAAATTGGGCAATCAAACTGTTGGAGACGTTGTAGCGGCGAGCAAGATCCCGATATGACGGATAATGCACCGTGGTACTCTCATCGTTTTCACAGGTAACAATCTCGCCAAAAACCAGAATACGTTCCAGTTCATCGTAAGGAACACGAGGCGCATCACCCTTGGCGGGCCTGCCGTTCTTTCGTCCCGAAATGCCAAATTTATCAGTTCCACTCATTGGTTCATTCCGTTCCACCACTCACCGACAAAATCCAAGAAGTCATCCAAGGACAAAGCCACAAAGGCTTCCTCTCGGTCATCGCGGATAACGGCCACAGGAATTCGGCCTTTGGGAGCAGCGTCGTTGGCTTGTTTCAAGGCAGCTCGCACGTTGGGCTTTTTGCCTCGTTTGGCTTCAATCCAAAAAACAGGGCATTCCACGTCGGGGGCTTCCTCACCGCTACGGCACTGAAAACCACGGCGTACTTCTGCGCCGGGCATGACCTCACGGAATTGATGAACGAGTTCTCGTTCGAATCGATGACCTTTGCGTCTGGACATTGCACCGCCCATTAACTTTGCTCCTTGCAGCGGCCACCGCATTTGCAGTTTTTTGATCTCTTTACGAGAGCAGCCGCGCAGTAATGCAGCGCATCGATAACTTCATCGAAGGCTTCCGCCTGATAATCCCGGCCATCGTTTACTTTCCAGGGTCCGTATTCTTTGCGGCCTTGCTCTATGCGATCTAGGAGAACCTCGACGATGGCTTTTTCATCTTCCTGGAGGGCTTCGATTCTTTGGGTCAGGAATTTTTGTTTGCTCATGGATGTACTCCTGCATTGGCGACAGCCTCAAAAGATATTTTATGTTGCGCCTGTTTGTTAATCTCTGCGTGTATTTGTCTGTGTTCTCGGTTGTTTGCGCATAGCTGGAGATTTTCAATTCTGTTGTCGGCTCGATTTTCATTGCGATGATGAACCATCTCTTCACGAAGAAGACGGCGACCAATATGTTTTTCCATGATCAATCTATGCTCATGAATGTATCCACGACCGTCGGTATCTGGATGTGCTGGCAAAAATATTTTCACGTATCCATTTCGAATAATTCTTCCACCTTTCCATCCAGATCCTCGCGAACGATATGCCAAAGTACCGCGTGGCCTTGAAGGAATTCCCAATCGGCGCATAGCATTTAAAACACTGCTGTCTGAAGCGCACCCAACCTCTTGAGCGATATTCTTCAGTGAACGGCCATGCCACCAATATTCAATCCATAGAAATGCAGCGTCCCTGAGTTTTGAATACATCACGGATTCCGTATTTCTTTTGCCCAAAAACGCGGCGAATAACTTTTATTGGATTTTGCTGCCAACTCGGCTTTGAGCAGTGTGACAGACGATTTGTCGATTTCCTTGCCCAATTCCTTGAGCAATCGTTCTAAGGATTTGTTATCGACAACTGCAACTTCGGAAAGAATTTTATCTTTGGAAAGTCCCGATGCGCTACTTATCAATTCAACAGTGTCAAAAAAGAGGATGTGAAATCTTGGTAGTATTGAACATCCGGTAGCGGACATCACCTAAAACCAACTCATCGTTGTCTTCGAGGTGGGTTTTGATGATTTTTTCAAGCTCACTTTTTCTGGCGTAAAGGATTTTTGCCAAACGCGCTACTTCTTCCCGCTCCAGGGCAACTGCCTTCAGATCATCAAGGTTTTTGCAGATCTGTTGCCTCGACCCTTGAAGAGCATCCGAATATGCAGGGCATTGAGAACGATGGTCACACCATAGGCAGTTGTTGTTGAGGCGTGCGGGAAACTCAGTTGCAGCCTCGGTCTTCTGGCCCATCACCTCCACGTATTTTACGGCAGCATCAAGTTGCTCTTCATTTCGTTCAGTAACCATGCGGATCCCATGACGGAGCATGTGAAAGGTGAGCCTAACTTTCTTTGCCCATGGCCAAAGCTGCTGAGCCGCCAAGTGGTACAGAGACATCTGTAGGCTGGTATCGACCTCGTCTCTGGAAAAGAGCATTCGGTTGGTCTTGTAATCGATGACCTCCACGGTTTCATCATCCACTCGATCAACCCGGTCGATGTATCCGAGAACATCAAATCGCCCGACAGGCAGATGAAATTCTTTCTCGATAGACAGCACATCCTGGTGATCAATAATTCCCTGTTCACGGATAAAGTTACCGATTATGGATAGCCCTTCTTGAAACATGGCTACACCGGACATTCCCTCGGCGGTGAATGCCTTTTGCCAAAGTTCTGCTGCGCGATCCTCGGACAGAGAATCGGTTCGTTCCTGCTCCATGTGCTCTCGCACCAGAACCTCAAGCACGGCATGAATTGCCTTGCCGAAACGAAGAGCATCACCAGGCTCAGCCCGTTTCTTTTCGATGTAATGAAGTTTGAAAGAAAGTGGACACTGCTCGAATCTACTGAGTCGAGAATATGACAAATGTTTGTTCTTGAACGCCATCCGGCACCTCCATCGGTTGTCTGCCGTAGAGGCAAAGCGAACAGGGTGCTTTACGGGGACAGATCAGATTTTCTCTGCGTCTGAATTTTCCTCAGTCGTTTTTTCGAAGGAAGCGACCTTGGCTCCTGGAAAGGCGGCGCACACCGCAGACAAAGTAGCGGCATGTTCCACCGAAATTTCTTTTCGATCTTGGCCTGTGTATTCAGGCACCATCCAGATTTCACCGACATCCTCGGACTTGATACAGACCTCGACCCCCAATGCCTTGAACGAAGCAATTTCTTCATCGTTAAGGTTGCGAACAAGAGGAGCTTCGACAGTAGGCAGCGGCTCCGATGGATCCGGTTTGGCTATCTCTGGCTGTGACCTCTCCACCGGCTTTGGGCGCGGAGGAAGAGGATTGCCGAACAGATCACGATCAACATCATCTTTGGTTTTCTCCTTGACTGGTGGTTCAGGAGTCGAAGGGTTGGCCTTCAACCACTCCACACACATGAGTTCATCGGGCCGGTCACATGCGCCATTTTGTAAATAATGGCGGCATCTCTTGCTGCCGGGTTTGGGCGAGTAGTGAGAGCACGTGAAGCTAGATTTAGCCTGGCCAACAGGAACCAATGCTCGGTCTTTGATCGCCATCATTGAGCCCTCTGGCCAACATGCCTATCGATAAATTGGTCGATGTCGATAAGTTTGTCTCCAACGATTCGCTGCCTTGAGCCGCCTCGATGGAAAAGCCCATCAACATTCCGCTTAGCCTGAATTCGCAAGATGGCGCTAGTCAGAATCTCTGCGACCTGGCCAGCACGGGTTTTGTCTTGTCCGATTGAAATCTCCATTTTGCCTCCGGTCATTGCTATTCCAAGATGGCAAAGCAAAAACGCTGGATAGCGGGGACAATGCGAATCAAAACCTGGGTGTGCACAAGGTGCACAGCCGTGCACATGTGGAATGTTCACGAAAAAACCTTAAGAATCAGACACTTCTCTTGGTGTGCACATAAAGAACATATTTATTTTTATATCTTTACGTGACGCACGAGCAGATACCGGAATCCATATGCCCCCAAATATTTTTCCGTTTGTACGCGCCTCTCTCTATTTGAACCATGTGCACACCTGGCCAAGATGTATAACCTGTCGTTTTTATTGATGTTTGCCGTGAACATTGGCCCATTTTATTGTGTGCACCACAGCCTTGTTTTTGTGCACACCAATGGCAGCCAAAGAATCGTCAAAAGTGCCGTAACGGCGCGTTATTACGACGTATTCAGGAAATAACGCTTGACATCCCTGACAGTTGTCAGGTATTAAGGCGTGCGAGAGGTGAAAAATGTCCGGCAAGCTGACATCAAGACAACGATCAGTGCTCAACACCATTGAGCGATATTGGGAAGATCATGGCGTCGCCCCATCGTTGGCAAATTTGGCAACAACGCTGGAGATAAGTCGAGCCACGGTGCATGAACACCTGCAGGTGCTGAAGAAAAAAGGTCACCTGGAACATATCGTGGGAGCTGGGCGCAGTTGGCGTCCGCTATCTCGACCACGGTCGACTTCGAGTATTCGGGTGCCTCTGCTGGGACGTGTGGCAGCCGGGCTACCGATTTTGGCAAAAGAGAATATCGAAGACTGGATCACCGTCGAGGATCTGAACAGTACCGACCAATTCTTCGCTCTCCGTGTTCGTGGGGACAGCATGATCGAAACAGGCATTCTCGACGGAGATGTAGTTGTCGCTAGGCATCAACAGGTGGCCGAAAACGGTGACATCGTCATTGCGCTGGTTGATGATGAGGGAGCCACTGTAAAAAAATTCAGCCGCAACGGGGATACAGTCTGTCTGACAGCAATGAATCCCAAATATAAGCCCATCATCCTTCGGGGGGACCGGGCGTCAATCCAAGGCAAAGTCGTTGGGGTACGACGCCAATTACCCTGAAAGAGGTGAACGATGGCTACATTTAAATTACATTACATTTCTCGAACAGAGATGTTGAAAGAAGTGGACTTGGATTTTCTGCTTCAACTACTCAAACCACATAAAAAATATTTCACGGATCGTGGATTATCATTGCTTGTCGATGAAGATGATGAATTTGACTATGCTCTCCTTTCATCGATTCTCATGTCCCCTGGCGATAAAATCCCTCCAGAACTGGTTGATGATCTTTTTTTCATCGATGAAATGTCCACCCAGGCAACGATGGATCAACTATTGGAATCGATTGATTCGCTACCTCCAAAAGATATTAAAGCTTTTCGCCTGCCAGACGGTGCTACTGCAGCCGATGTAGCGGTTCGTGTTCGCAAAGTGAATCCTGGTTTTTTGGAGAGAGTTCATGCTGAGCACTATTCGCGGAACTTACCTCAATCCCGGAGATCCTATCGATACTTTGTTAGCAATAATGGGTCGGACATCAAAAAGTTTAAACGCCCCAAAGATGTGGTCATTGAACAACTCGAAGATGCTATCAACCAGACTCTCGTTAAAATGAAGCGCGGTGCTACTGCCAAAGTTTTCATCTTCGAAAGAGACGACGGAGTTTGGTTTCTTGTGCGCCATGGCCTTACTTGCAAACGGGAGGGCACCATCAGTGCAGATGGATCTTCGAGTGTGTATTATCGTCCTGAAATATACGACATTTTGAAATACGACGCCGCGATGGGAGAGATCTCCATCAACGCCGAAACCGAAAAGCTATACAACGTTTATCGAGAAGAATTCGGGAGGTACTTCTTCGGTGCTCATGATTTCTTTCCAGAAGATGGAAAATTCACACTCGATCCACTCAAGGAGATGGGAGAGGATTCAATCACCTGCGATAACGTTGATGGTATTGATTATGTGCGATTGAAAGAGGTGCAGTTTCTCTGGGGGCAAGAGATGGAGATACGCCGTTCAAATGATCTGTTTTCAACTTCATCCAGATGGAAAACAGGCTTGCCTCAAAAGCCAAGAATCCGACAAGCCAGTTTTACCGTGAAGTTCTCAAATATCAAAACCGAGCGGACTGTAAAAATCCAACCATCGAACCGCGCATCGTATCTCAAAGACCCCAATGCCGCCCATGTCGAAAGCTGGCTGAAAGCTCGAGGCTTTATTCTCGAACGAGAAACCGTAGATGAATGACATTGACAGACTTTGGAAGTTGCTTGAGGACCTGCCTGTTCGAGAAGGCGTTATCGCTGAATGGCAAAGCCAGCTAGGTCCGGCATTTGATGTCGTCAAAAGCTATTTTCTGAAACGTACAGAACGTCAATCACAGACATATCCCTGCACCAAGCAGATGGGCGACAGCTGCCCCAGAAAGATAGTCGTTCACGCTGAGGATGATATCGTGGCAGTTTGCGGAAACTGGCCTTCCGAATGCGATACAATATCAGTAAGTAGAAACGATCTTGTTGTTTTCACGCTGCGTCTCGATTCCATCGTTAGATATATTGCAAAGGCATGCGGTTTTTCCGGTTCTGCAGGAAACACCGTGGGTGGCATCAAAGGCGTATACAGCCTAGGAACGTACACGCCACCTTCTGGCCCGCATTCTCCAGCATACTTTGTCATACCTGACCTACGAAATGACTACGATTTGGCCGAGCGCCATTTGGTATCTATCCACAAAAGCGATCCGCCTCTTTTGCTGTTGCCCACGGGTGAACGCCTCAAACCAGAAGACCGGCAGATAGCAGATTCTCGCATTTTTGGTTTTGTAAAATGCAGTGAAATCCTGGCGTGGGATTCCGCACAAAAGCTGGTTGCTACGACCTCCATCGAACGGGCGCTTGCCGGTGAGACAACCGGTAACGAACCGGTAACATCGAAATTGCCACCCAAGGCTGCTTGTTTTACTGACGCGTCTTTTAATTTTATTTTGGTTTCTTCCGATGCTGAACTCGATCAGATACAGGCCGATCAAAAATCGTTGGACCATTTTGTCGATGCTCTTGCCCCGAATCGCCCAGCGAAAAAACGGATAGGCAAGAAACGTTCTTCACATTCATTGACTCCTGCGGAAACATCCATGTTAATCGCATATCTCTTACGTGCTCAGCATAAAGACGAGCCGATTGAACCGAGGCAGTTGCGACTTGATAATCCAGGGACCCAGGATGGTCGAGCCCAAGCATTCAAGACTCTCCGTCAGAAAATCGATGTCGATGGCGCTCTCGACAAACAAAAGCGCCTTTTCAAATCGCATCCTGCAACAGAAGGTCGTAGGCTTCGTCACGCTTTCGATCCAGATTCAGACACGAAATTCAGCTTCATTTTTCCGGTTGATGCCTACCAGACTGTCCGTCAACAACTAAAAAAGTAACCGCGTTCATTTTTACCGGTTCGTTACCGGTCTATTACCAGCAGTCTACCAACTACATCGCGAAGATGACCTCAGAAGCAAGCGGATTGACTGCTTGCAAAATTGCACTGGAGGTCATCCATGAAAAAGAAACTCGAACACAAATGGCGTTGTGAACGCTGCGGATCATTACTTGGGGTGAAGCGCGAAGGCAAGCTTCATCTCAAATATAAAGCTGCGCAGTTCATCGTTGAAGGAACGGTGTTGGCGATTTGCCGACGCTGCTTTCATCGTAACGAAACTCAATCACAAACATCATGGCAAGGGGAAGACGTCCGCGTGTTGCCGCACGCATAGAAGCGCAATTTTGCCATCCGGCAAGGCGATGGTCGTCATGCCGGTGAACATCAACATTTTTTAAGCGGCAACCAGAGGCTCCAAGAGGCCCAGGGAAAACGCCCCAACGAGGGTGAACCCGGGCCACCGCAGAAAGCGGAGGAGCCTTATGGGCCTCAAGAAAATGAAGCGTGTCCTGGTCATTGAACTGGGCACAGAGAGCAACATGAATCTATTTCAGAAAACCAAAAGACGTTACAAAGCACTGGCTGATCACGAAACAGCTATGTCGGTGCTGGCGCTGCTGAGCAACGAATCCCCGCGTCATTGGGAGGAAAAAGACAATCTCGTCAGGGCATTGATAGAAGAAAGCCAAACCCATCCCCATTCTTACTGGGGAACCCTGCTGACCATCGCCTTTTATCCGATGCTGTCCAGGTTGCGCGGACGCATCACCGGCAATGCTTTGACCAGGGATGATTTCGATCAGCTTGTTCTTACCTCATTCCTTGAGGTGGTTGAGATTTTCCCTCTTGATAACAAGTCGGATCGAACCTGCATGTATTTGCGGCAGATGACTCAACGGAGGGTATTTCGCCGATTGCGATTGGAACAAGCCGCCCAAGAAGCGGTTAGATCTGCTGATCTCAGAGAACTGGAACGTCGCGAAATAGAACTGGCGGAAGAGGTCGACATTGAAAGACTTGGTGGCGAGCACCATCTTCGTTGGCCGAAAACCAAACCCTCTAAGCCCTGGCCACCGAGTGAGAAGGAACAGTCACAACTTGTAGCCTTCCTGGTGGACAAAGTCGGAGACGACATCGATGGGGACCATCTTGCTCTCATAATTGCCACTCAGATCCATGGCCAAAAGTTGTCAGATTTCGTTCGAAGCAGCTATCCCGACCTTTCATTCGGGGACAGAAAAAAAGCATATTAGCGCATTAAACGGCGGCATAGCCGAACTCTGGTGAAACTTCGAGAGCTGCTCGCTGATTCGCATTGTCCCCAAACAGACCCCTCGGGGGCTTTGCCCCTCCGAAGCGCATGAATCTTCGAAGGAGGTGACGAGAAATGAACACCAAAGATACCCGTGTCGCCCTGGCAAAGGCATTTCGTGAAGTGACCTTGAGTCTTATTGGCCTGCTCGATGTGTACGAGGCCGATCCAGACCTGGCCGAAGCTGCTGCCGAAGCATTGGGACGGATTTTCCGGGCACACCTAAAGAACAGTTTGCCATTAGAGATGCCACCAAATCCTAGGGAGGCGCTTCATGGGCTAGCTGAAGAAATGGAAACTGCGGCTGATGAAGTCGCTTGAATTAACCCTTTTTACTGGAGGACTGAACAATGACGAATGCATGGGAAAACGCACAAACACTGGCCGACCAACACGCGAACCAGGGCGGGATCTTTATCCGCTTGAGCAACAATGGAGACAAAGTCGTAGGAGCCTTCTGCGGCGAACCCCACGCCAGAGAGGTCCATTGGACCGGCGAAAAGTATGAGGAATGCACTGGAGATGGGTGCCCACACTGCTCAGGAGGAAAACGTCCGAGCTTGCGGGTGATGCTCAATTTCTATGTGCCAGCCGAAAACGAGATGAAGGTTATCGAAGGTGGCACCAACTGGTTCAAGGACGTAATCAAAGTCAGAGACAAATACGGGCTGGCAAAATGGCTATTCGAAATCGAGCGCCATGGCGAATCCGGTGATCCAAAAACCACCTACAGCATCTTGCCGGAAGAAAAAATTGACGATGAGCTGCGAGCAAAAATCGCCGCTGCTGAAGCTCATGACCTGGCTGGAATAGGTAGCGGTGAAACCAACGAAAAGGCCACCACCAAAGCCGCTGGCGGATCAATCGACCCTCGTGCAGCAGGTGAGTTGGTGGCCAAGCTCAAGACGTTGCAACGGTCAGATGTGGATGCCTTCTTGGCAGAATTCAAGGTGCAGCGGGTCCGCGACCTGCGAGCCGAGGATGAGGCCAAAGCGAAAGCATACATCGAGAAGCTGGCCGCCCCAGAGCAAAGCGCCGAAATCGATCCCTTCGCATGAGGAGCAGCTCTGTGATTGCCACAGTGGACAGCGTGATCCGTTTCAAAGCCAAGGACATCCATCCCAAAGCCATGGAACTCCTCGGGCGAGATCTGACCTTTCCGAACCCTGAATACGTAAACCGTGTGAGGTTCGACCGTTGGGTTGGAGCTATGCCTGAGGAAATCATACTGATGGAGTCTGATGGTAACGGCACGTTGTCCATTCCTCGTGGAGCGGTAAATGCTTTGAGAAACGCGCTGTCCGCTGTTGGCGATACAGTAGATTTTCTGGATAAGCGAGTTGCCGTTGAACCCATTGAATACAATCTGGCCTTTACCTTACGCGACTATCAGAAGGAAGCAGCAGAGTTCTTGGTCAGGCGTATTCAAGGCTGCGTTGTCATTCCTTGCGGTGGGGGCAAAACCGTTGTCGGTATAGCCGTTATTGTAAAGACTGGGCAGCCCACCATTATCCTGGTTCACACCAAAGACTTGCTCGAACAATGGCAGGAAACCATACGCGACGCGCTGGGTATTGAGTCCGGCGTTATCGCCGAGGGCAAGGTCAAAATAAAAAACATCACGGTGGCCACAGTTCAAACCTTGGCCGTGATGGAGCCAGGAAGACTGGCACAGATTGGCGAGCATTTCGGGACCGTTATACTCGACGAAGCCCACCATGTGCCAGCAACGGTGTTTCGCTCAGTGCTATCAGCGTTTGGCGGCAAATACCGATACGGGCTCACTGCCACACCTGACCGCGCCGATGGTCTGACACCGCTACTCGATTTGTGTATTGGCCCGGTTGTTTTCGAGGTGGATCACAAAACGCTGGTGGACGGCGGCCACCTGATTATTCCAGAAGTGATTTCGCTCGAAACTGGATGTTGTCCAAACTGCGATTCTCATTCGGCGATGGTGACTGCCTTGGTAAACGACAAGGCCAGGAATGAAATGATCGTATCTTTGGTGCTCAAGGAAGCCCACCACGGCAGAACCATTTTGATTCTATCTGGTCGTGTGGATCACTGCGGTGTCCTTGCAGAACGTCTACGAGCTTCTGGTATTACAGCCGAAGCCTTGACCGGAAAGGTACCAAAGAAAAAGCGCACTGATATTTTGGACCGGTTTCGCTCTGGAGAGCTATCCGTGGTGTGCGCCACTAATTTGGCCGATGAAGGTTTGGACGTATCTCGCCTGGAGCGGCTAATCCTGGCCACCCCAGCCAAAGCAGAAGGCCGAACCATACAAAGGCTGGGCCGCTTGATGCGACCGCATCCCGGCAAGGCCACACCTGTTCTCTATGACCTAATTGACGATGCGCCCATGGCGCGAAGACAGCAGTCCGCCAGACGGCGGGCATACAAGAAAGCACTCGGAAAAGAGGCCCTCAAGAGGTCCGGAACCAAGGGGCATTGCTCCCTTTTTGCACCGGAGGATTATCATGACGGACCTCGTCAAATTGAATCAAGAGTTTGAGGGAAAACCCCTCACCACTATTTTTTACAAAAAAAGACCGTGCTGGATCGCCCGCGAAGTTGGCAAAGCTGTCGGCTATGCCAGAGGCGGCGAACGGATGGTCACGAAAATCACCAAGGAATGGAGCGACGAGTTTATCGAAGGACATGATTTTACCATCATCTCCGGCGACGAACTGGCTGATTTTAAGGCACTATTGGAACTACACACCGATTCGGTGGGTAGTCGTGCTCGCCACTTATTGCTGATTTTCGAGCCAGGGCTGCATATGGCATTGGCAAAAACCAACAAGCCTGTAGGGCGTCGGCTTAGACGATTCATCGCGGATGAGGTGCTGCCGCAAATTGTACGTGATGGAGCCTACCTTCCTGATCGATCCGTCAAAGATGGTGAGCTTATCGAAAGTGAATCGGCAATAGCCGCTCGTCGCTTGGTTTTGGCCGAGGCAAGAGAGGCCCGCCTGGACCGTCAACTCAAAAGCCGAGCCTTGAGGTCGTTAGTCAAAACGCTAAAGCGAGCGCGGCATATCTCGGATGACATTATCCTTTCTTATGAAATATCCGCTGCCGAGGAGGCAACCGGTCAGCGTTTTACGGCACTCAAGCCGCCTACCGAGGATCGCTGGGAATCGCCTTCTGATATCGCAGCCAGGTTGAGTATCTCAGCACAGCGCGTTGGCCGAACCATTACTGAACTTAATCTTCGCGGCAATCACCCTGGTCTGGCAAAGGCCATCGTAAACAAAGCCAAGGGCCACGACAAAACGGTCACGAGTTACCTCTACAGCCCGGTGGCAGTCCAGCGAATCGAAAACAGCTTGTCTGAAAACGGTTGGATCGGGAGGTAGTCCATGGAAGAGATCGCCTTCCGCAAGCTCGTAGATGATGTTCGCGAGCGTACCGACATCACCGCTCTCATCAAAGAAACGGTCGATTTGAAGCCTGCCGGTTCTGTATTCAAGGGTCGGTCGCCATTCAATCCAGACAAAGATCCCTCTTTGGTTGTGTGGCCACACACCGGTACATGGCGGGATTTCTCTGGTGGTGAATCGGCGGGAGGTGACTGCTTCGAATTCGTACAAAAACGTGACGACATCGGGTTCATGGATGCCTTGCGTTTATTGGCCTCCAAGGTCGGTATCGAAATGCCAGGAACCGATGACCCGAAGGTGGCCGAAGAGATCAGGCATATTTCCGAAAGAAGACGAGTCGAGGATCTGCTAACCTCTGCAGCCGCTTACTACCATGGTGTGCTGCCATCGAAAATTAGACGCACTTGGCTAAACGAAAAATATGGTTTCACCGATGAGATCACAAACTCAACCTTTTTGGGATGGGCCGATGGTCATCTCTTTGAGCACATCACGAATCTATTAGGCGCTTCTGAAGAAGAGGCCTTGGCTGCCGGGCTTTTTGTCAAACTCAGGGATGGGCGCATCGAGGACTTTTTTCGCGACCGTTTGGTATTCCCTTACTGGAAGCACGGTCGGGTAGTCTACTTCATTGCCCGCGCCACGGAGCATACTGGCGACGAGCCCTGGGAAAAGGCCAAGTACAAAAAGCTGCTCACCCATTCGGACAAGCATCCCTATGTATCGAGATTTGTAACCAACGACACCTTCTACAACGAAGACGTGGCTCGCAGGTCCAAGGAGTTGCTGATCACCGAGGGCGTCACCGATTGCATCAGCGCCATGCAATCGGAAGTACCGTGCATCTCTCCTGTGACCGTGCGCTTTCGTAAAAAAGATCACACCAAGCTGTTGTCGCTGACCGAGCGGTGTGAACGTATTGTCATCTGCAACGATGCAGAAGAAAGCGGCGCCGGTGAATCTGGAGCCATCGAAACAGCCCAGGCCCTTCATGCTGCCGGTCGAGATGTGCGTATTGCCATCATCCCAAGACCCGAGGGTAAAGAGAAAATTGACCTCAACGAATTGGTGGTTGACCAAGGACCGGATGCCCTACAAAAGGTAATCAAGAAGGCCAAGCGGTTGCCTGAGCACTTGATTGAAGGTATCCCGGCAGAGACACTCCGAAGTCGGACTTGGGCGATCTGCTTAAGCCGGTTTTAGAAACAATCCGCTCATCGGATCCCCTGGTTCAAGAAGCCTATGCAGATCTGCTGCGAGTTCGTTTTAAATTAAAAAGTGCTACGGTCAAAGCGCTGCTTCGGCCACCACCACCCGACACCGCCGATAATGACGATGCCGGTGGTAACACTCCGCAGGATACACGTAAAGGAGAAGTCTTCGAGGATACCGATCACTACTACATCCTCGGTCGACGCGGTGAACCAGTGGTCATCTCGTCATTTCAGGTAGAACCCACTCGACGAATTTCTGTCGAAGATGGTGAGATCATCGATGCCAATGTCACCACCGACCGAGGTCAAATTCATCGAGGTTTACGGTTCCCTCGTGATGCCTGGAATTCAAAACGCAATTTCTTGAAGGTGCTGAGCCCGGTTGATCTCCAGTGGACCGGCTCTGATGAAAATATTCAGGGCGTTTTACGATTAGTAGCTTCACGCTCTGTGCCAACTCTGCGGGGCACCAAGAATCTTGGTTACCTGAATACTCAAAAAGGCTCGAGATGGGTCACGCCAGACGGTGTAATATCAGACCAAGGCAAGGTCGTGGATGAGGACCTGGTGTACGTTCCCTCTGGCGCATCACTCTCCAGTCGCGTCTCCTATTGTCCACCCAAAGATCCAACGGTAGAAGCTTCCGCAGCTGCGGTGATATTGCCTGCGCTTTTAGAATTGAATACCCCAGAGGTGATCCTGCCCATCCTTGGCTGGTTTTTTTCTGCACCAATAAAAAGACGTATCGTCAAGGTATTCGGACATTTTCCAATCCTTATCATTTGGGGAACTCAAGGCAGCGGTAAATCGACTTTGGTGATGGAGGTCTTCTGGCCACTTCTTGGGGTGGTGTCTGCTGAACCTTACAGCGCCACCGAGACAGAATTTGCTCTGCTCAAGCTGCTATCCGCCACCAATTCAGTGCCGGTGTTTATCGATGAATACAAACCCTTCGATATGCCCCGTTACCGTCGAAACACTCTGCATCGCTACATGCGGCGACTTTACACCGGCGAAGTCGAGGAACGTGGACGCGCAGACCAAACCATCGTCACCTACCGGCTGGGCGCACCTCTTTGTATTGCCGGAGAAACGAGGCCCATCGAACCGGCCCTAGTGGAGCGGATCATCACCGCCAATCCTGACAAAGACGAACTCATCAGAAATCCAATCCATGCCCAGGCTTTCAAACGGGCACGCTCAATAAATCCAAACTTGCTATCGGCGGGCATCATTCAATTTTTGCTTGGACGAAACACCGACGTGGATTTGGAACTGGCAAACCAAGTCACTGATCGCCTGCTCGCCGGTAGAGAGGTGCCGTTTCGTGTTCGTGACAACATCGCGGTCATGGTGCTGGGTCTGCATTGTTTCGAGGAGTATGCATCGAGCCTGGGTATAACATTGCCGGAGCTTCAGGTGGATCAAGCGGTGGAGGCATTGCTTGAAGATCTGCTCGAAAGTGGTGGTACCGCCGTCAAAACCGGACTGGACTATTTCATCGAAGAATTGTCGGTGATGGCCATAGCTGGAACTCTCAAGCACAGTCGCCACTATGTTTACAAAGACGGATTGCTGGCGATTCATTTTCCATCATGCCATGCGGCCTTTGCCGAGCACTGTCGTCGTACCGGCTTCGAAGGCGAGGTGCCGGACCGAAAAGCCCTGCGCGGTGGATATGTGAAAACATTGGATGACCACGTTTGCTTCAACGGTCGTAGCGACCGCAGGCGAGCAACGTTGATTGACATTGAGGATGCAAAGAACAGCCTGACCGTCGATGACTTTCCACAGGATGATCCCGAGGAGAAAACCAATTGGAAAGGCAGGTGGGGTTATGATGACTGATATCGGACCTGCCCTGTCAACAAAGACTCAACCGGTTGGAAATACTGAGACAAACAACTTGATACACCGAAAAAACCACGCCTCCATGGACTTGTGTTCAAGAGCCCAAAACAGCGAAAGGAGGCCCCTACGAATGAGCAATCATGAAAATAGCGAATCGACAATCTCTCAAGAGATTCATCGACTTCAAAAGATGACGGTGGGCGATCTGCAAGATGAATATTTGATGCGGTTCGGCGCAGAGAGCCGCAGCGGTAACAAGAGCTACTTATGGAAAAAGCTGGCCTATCGGATACAGGAAGCCAAAGAAGGTGGGTTGAGCCCGGAAGCCAAATCCCGCGCTGCCATCTTGGCTCCAAATACGAGCATCCGTGTTCGTCTACCCCGTGAGTTTTCCAAGAAGGCTGAAGCCGAGGCAAAAACGCAACCGCTTGATCCTCGACTGCCACCAAAAGGCTCCGTGATCAAAAAGGTTCACGAAGAGGAGGAATACGAAATCACCGTTCTCGATGACGGATTTGATTACCAAGGTGAGCATTACCGAAGCCTGTCGGCAATCGCCAAGGAAATCACCGGCACTTCTTGGAATGGGTTTCTTTTCTTTGGGCTGGAAAAACGCACCAGAAAAAAGAAAGGAACCCGTAAATGAGCAAGAAAATAGATAAGCCAAAAATCCGCTGCGCCATTTATACCCGCAAGTCCACCGGTGAAAACCTGGACATGGATTTCAACACGCTGGACGCCCAACGGGAAGCCTGCGAGCTATACATCCGGTCCCAAGAAGGCCAAGGCTGGACCGTTGTTGAAGATCACTACGATGATGGAGGATTTACCGGGGCCAATATGGAACGGCCCGCCCTTCAGCGACTGATGGATGATATCGAAACCGGCAAAGTCAACTGTGTCGTGGTCTACAAGGTGGATCGATTATCCAGGTCGCTACTCGATTTTGCCAGATTGATTGAGCTGTTCGATTCTAAGGGTGTGAGCTTCGTTTCCACTACCCAGCAGTTCAACACCTCCCAGTCGCTGGGCAGGTTGGTGCTCAATATCCTGCTTTCATTTGCTCAGTTCGAGCGCGAGATGATCAGCGAACGCACTCGCGACAAAATGAGTGCCGCTCTCGGCGTAGAGGCAAATGGATCGGGGGGCCGCCGGTCCTCGGCTATCGTGTAGATCGGGACAGGCGTCGACTGGAAGTGATCCCCGAAGAGGCCGAGCAGGTGCGGGTCATATTCAAACTGTACCTTCGATTACGATCAATCTCAGCGGTGGCCAAACAGCTCGACCAGATGGGCTGGCACACCAAGCAGTTCATTACAAAGGACGGTCGTGAAACCGGCGGCAACCAATGGAAAGGCAGTGCCGTTCACCGCTTGCTGCGAAATAGGATCTACATCGGCAAAGTCACTTACAAAGATAAAGTTTACGAGGGTGAACAGGATGCCATCGTAAAAGACAATGTTTTTGACAAGGTGCAGAATCTGCTGGCAGCCAAAACCTGTGGACGCGGTCAACGCAAGGGCCGAAATCCTGAATACATCCTGACGGGCCTGCTTAAATGCCGCTGTGGTGAAAGCATGACCACTTCAACCGGTCGCAGCCGCAACGGCAATGACTATCGGTATTACACATGCCGCAAACGGATAGCCAAGGGAAAGAAGGCCTGCAACCATCCCCGAATAGCTGCTGCTGAAATCGAACCGATAATCCTCGATAGGGTACGCCACATTTGCAACGACGACACCCTGCGAGAAGATGTCACCGCCAGACTCGACAAGGGCAAGACGGTGATGGCTGAAGAGTTGGGTCAACAGCGAGCCCAAATTCAAACCCGTATCGACACCTTTAACCGAGAAGCACGCTCCCTGCTCGACGTGATCAAAAAATCTGGAGGCAAAGGCAGTCGCACCATCATCGACCGTCTGGGCGAGCTGGAAACCCAAATGGATGGTTTACGGCAGGAAGCCGGGCGGCTGGACGATCAACTTCGTGGTCTCAGTGAAAACGCGGGCAGGGTAGCCACCGCCATTGATCTGCTCGATTCATTCGACGACTTGTGGGACGCCTTGATCCCCGAAGAACGTGTCGATCTCTTACATCTACTCATCGACCACATTGATGTGGATGAACCCAAAGGCAAGCTTGATCTCCATCTTCATGATTTGGCGGCACCATTTCCTGAAATTCAAGTCAATGAGGAGATCAGCCCATGAGCGCCCGCGTGGAGACAATATCCTTCAAAAGCAAACGTCGACAAAATGTCGACCGTCGGATTCGTCGAACGAGAGGCCTCAAGCAAAAACACCCCATCCGCGCAGCCCGCCTCTTGGCCCTGGCTCACGATATCCAAATCCGCATTGAAAACAGCGAGTTCAAGGACTACGCCGATGTCGCCCGCCACCACCAATTGACCCACGCCAGGTTGACTCAGATCATGAACCTGTTGCTTTTGGCCCCGGATATCCAGAGCCAGATTCTCGCCATTGAGGCCGAACCTGGTCGTGATCCTATCAGCGCCAGGGATCTGCGGAAGGTTCTCCAGAGTATGGATTGGGGGGTGCAACGACAGATATGGGTTCAGTCAAGGATTTATAGACAGTGAACTTGTTACTTCATGGTGTACGGAGAAAGACGAGGCCTACGATAAGGCGGGATCCTCTGTGAAGTAGCTGTCATCCAAATCTGGGTTTTGCGTGAACTCCGACCATTGTATGCCGATCTCACCGACATCCATCGGCTCGTTCTTGATCCGTTCGAGTGCGGCATTGACACGGTCGCATTGAGGTTGACGCAGATAGAAACGATGGCGATCCAGCCAATTTATAGAGCTATGATAATTGTTTCTCGTTGTTCCCTCCAATTTAGCAATCCTCGATTCGACTTCGGATTGTCGGATGCGTAATTGAAGCACAGGGATGACATCAACCGTGTGATCATCGGATACGACAACTGCAAGACGCGCTGATTTAGAGGCGTCTACGTATCTGATGCCAGAGTTGTACCTCGAACCCCTGGATGGTGTGCACTCTACTCGCGCTGGGCCGTCGAGGATAACGCCAATTGCGTGGCATACGCAGTGAGGATCGATGATAATGGTTCCATCAATGTCGCTCACCCGCTTGTAAAGCTCCGGTGTAAGCCAGGTCGGCTCCACTCGTGTTCCCTGACCACGTAGTCGTTTAGCCTCCGATGCAACATCCTCCGCAACTACTAACATGCTGCCGTGGCGTTGCGAAATGGCGGTCTCGAAGAGAGTCAGGAAACCATCTAGATCCTCTTCGTTTGTGTTCGGGAAGAGCCTGTTAAACGTATCGACAAGTCTGGTCTTCGGAAATGGTTCCTGTGGTAACGATGGTACCCCGTAACGACTTTCCAACATGACATTGTCGCCACACGAGAGACGCCAGTGATAATGGTTCAAAAACTCGATCTCGAATACGTTTTGTTCAACTCGCGGATCGACTTCATCGGCGATATTCCCTAGCCCGAAAACCTTCTCACAATCGGCAACGAGGGCCACTTCCGATGAGGCCATCTGTAGTACCTTGCGCGACCAGCGTGGCTTTCGGAAGGGCACTGGCTCCGCGAGTGCAAGGAGCATTTCAACTGCGCCCCCATCAGGCTTCGCAAACAGCAACCGTCCGGTACCCTCGGCACCTTCGTACATGAGCGACGAGATCACGTTGAACTGCTCGAACAAGTCAAAGTAGAAATTTCGATCACCTATCGCCACGCCTGGAGTCTTCATGAAGTTAGCGGCAGCAAGACGAACAATTTCCTCGGCGCTCCGCATTTTCTGTCCAAAGTGGCGTCCGGGGTCTGTGCGTTGCAGTTCCTCTGTCGCCTCCGAGAGCAAGTACGACATTGCTGCGTGTATCAAACTCGGGTGCCCTGATATACGATCATCGCCTATCGGCCCATGAAGGGGAGGAAACGCTTCGAAAAGCCCATCTGGCAACTGTACCACCGGAACTACGTAGAAGTGTTCGACAGAACAGGCTATTCCGCAAAATGATCGCAAGCAGTTTTCTGTATCGAATGGCTCCAGTGCCCGCAACACCGCCTGGCGAATCGAATCGCGTCGAATGCGCTCCGGTTTTTCCTGCATGCTTGGTTCGTCACCGTAAATTATGTTTTGGAGTGGATGCTGTTTGATCATATCCTCAACGGATTCGCTGAGACCGTCGAACAGAGACAAAGGCCACTTGTCATTCTCAGGTTCAACGCAGACAGCATTGCGGTTATCGCTATCGGGTCGCCTAACCCCTACGAGTAAAGCCTTGGGTTCGAGGTATACTCCGAGAGTCTCGAAGACATTCTTTGCTCGAATCTCCAAGTCCGCGCGAAAGTGAGGCTGATATCCCCACATGAAAAGGTTGATCGAATCTCCAGCCATGCCCTATTCCACCTCGACACTGTCAATATTAGAAACGCCAAGCTTCACAGCTGCGTCAAAGCTTGAGCATATAGTCTTGGAGTGGTGCTTTGATACCAGTTGGCCCCTGCTGTTACGATCAGTCCAATAGTGGCCTACCAACCTCTCAACAGGATACCCTTCCACCGCAAGCAAGAGACCGCCATAATGAATGGGGCTACGGTCACGGACCTCAAGTTTTGGTTCGTTGCGATATACTGCGTAGACTCGGAATGTTCCATCGGGCGCTTCGACAACATCTGTTCCTAGTACCTCCGAAGAAGACTCCTTTGTAAGCAAACGCAAACTCAACCGAGAGAATGTTTGACGTGCCACTAGATACGCATCGATTGGCTTCGGGCTCTTTCCCGTCTCAGGGTCCTTCCATTCGGAATTGAGTTCGATCTGCCAGGTGCCGCAGAGATTTGGCCTTTTCACGAACCAACCATGTAAAAAAGGAATACGCCAAAGCCATAAATCGAAAGCAAGGATGACAAGGAGGAGTACACCGACAACCACGGAGAAAGGGCGTAGCCAAATAATATCAACAGTTACACCTTCAACGATCAAAAGCACCGCCCAGAGGGCTGCTGCAAAACCAAGAATCACTGAAAGGTAAAGTCTCGATATCATGACTGCTCCATATCTGAATAACCCCATGCGGACACGATAAGGGTATAGGCTTGTTCTTGACGCCAAGTCTGAAAGTCTCGAAAAAGATATTTGAGTTCGTTAATCTCGCCCCACTCGTGACAGCTATCTTTAGACCTTGTCGTACTATATAGATACAAGAGTACATTTCGAACGTCATCGGTGTAGTTGGTGTTTCCAAAATTTGAGTTTGGTACATTCCAGACGAGACACTCAATCAGGAAGGAGGGAATCGGATCGGCTGCCGCAATGCCAGCATCTGCCATCTCATTTTTGAGTGTCTTAAGGATGCGCACCATTTTTTTGTATCGCATCAATGTATCGTTGTTTTTTTCTGTGCCATTACGGTAGTTCTGCTCCGGCCAGTTGATAATGCGCCCTCCTTTATCAGGGCGAAGCTCTGTTCCCGACAGATACTTAACTAGCCCCTGCGAATCCCGGTAGTAGCGACGGTGCTCGAAGGTCGGCACGACACCGGCATCGACGCGATAGGTATTAGCGTGGAGATCGATAGCCTTGTTCCCTCTGACAACAGCGGCTTCACCGAGATAAGTACGAAGAGCCTGCTCTACGTCGTCTTTGAACTCGGCATACGTATAGCTAGCACTCACGAGGCCTGTATCTGCATCCGATACACCATCGCCGAGTTTTGAAAAGCACACATCCATACATCGAACGCATATATCGACATCACTATCGACGCGCACGTTGGTTCCACTTCGATATGACCCCTGGGCAAATACCTCGATATTTCTGGCGGCAAAGGCAACGTAGGAGTGGACCGCATTCCTGACGACGGAGACAGCGTTGTTACACCGGTCGATTTCCGTCTGTGACGGCGGACGACCCCATCTCCTAAAGTCTTGCTCCCATTCTCGAACCAAGGCTAGACTCCCTTTGTCGTATCGTCAGCACGTGGCCAATCCTCCGGGATCAGCTTAAGCCCTCCACGCCACCGTTCAACGACCGCGTCTTGGTACCAATCTTCTTTAATGTCGGCATGTTCGGTGATTACAACCTGAATATTTGGTGCGATCTTTTTTACGGCGTCTGACACAAATTTAAACATGCGCGAAACGGCAAGCCGATCATCCTCATCAACCAAACCCATAGAACCGTCTACGTCCTTCTCTGGAGGAAAGTAGACTTGAGATGGCTGATCGAGAAACAAGAATCTGGGTACTGGTCTATTACGTTTGGCAAACCAACTATGAAGCGCCAAATGCCCGATCAAATGGTAGCCCACCCAGTTTTCACCACTTCCCATGCGGGCCATAGGAACAGGTCCATCAGCAGTATCAGCCACTATGGTGAGTTTTTTGATATCAAAACGTAGTGGAAATTTTGAGTGTTCGAGTTCCAATCCATGCGCCCAATTGGTCATTTGCTGTCCAAGAATTGAAACAATAGAATCGATTCGTTCTTTGACATGCTCATCACTTAGCTCATCGTTGAGGGAAACAATTTGTTCACGCAATTTGTCGGCTTGTTCTTCAAGTGCCTTTGTGTCAGGCAGATCTGGTAAGCTTTCAAGGTACAGGCCAACTCGCCCCAGGATAAGGGCTTGCTTCGCGGTTTCATCTTGTATTTCTTGAAGCTTATCGCTTGAACTTCGCACGGCCTCCATTTCTGAGCGGTTCTTCGCTAAA